CAAGAACATGTTAAAAGTGTCAAAGGGCCCCCTCCTCCCCCCTACCCCGAATGTATGTCTCGGTCGATTGACGGTGTGCGGCTGAGGCTAAGCCCGTTCGATCGCTACGACCAAAAAATGCGAGATTATGACTTTTAAAAAACGCCCCTAAAAATTTTGGGATTATACCGCATATATACTACATGGGTGGAGGATCTAGAAAGAACGAGACGGTATTTGTACCAGACCACACTGTTTGGGTATGCCCTATGTGTGACGGCAATATCAGATGGTCGTGTGGATATACCGGACGCGGGTATGCGTATTGTGAAAACAGCCCAAGTGCAACCCGCATGTTTAAACCCGGAGATAGCAGAAGAGTAGATACGTGCGATTGGGAAGGATTATGTGAGAGGCGCCCCGACGGAAAAGTGGAGATATACTATTACGGCCCTATATAATATATGGGCAGTAAGAGGGAAGCTGATCCACCAGTAATTGGTGGGCAGGCTTATAGTGGTTCTATAGGCACATTTCAGAAGCCGCGTTGGGCGCGCGGTACGCGGCGAAGCTTCGAGTTAGGAGATTTGGTAACCCTAGCACCAGAATTCCGGTTTAGCATAGCTAGAACAGCGCCAGACTTTGGTAGATACGTGGGCATCATTGTAGAAACGTTTGCCAATTGTGAGTACTTAGTTGTATGGACTAACCACCCGTTAGTTATTAGTAAGTTTACAAAGGGATTGTTCAATGGTGATCACCTGCTGTTGGTGGAAAAAGCGGATAAAGCGCTCATGGGGCGATAACGCTGGTATACGCCATGGGACGTAACGCCCATATGGACTTCATTGTTGGTGACTTGGTATACTACGTCGGTCACGGTTATCGTGGCAATCCATATGGATATACCAGGGATGCGCCATATGTGGAGTATAAGCGTGTGGGTATTGTGGTTAGGGTGGATGATAATATCTATCACACGTACAGCGTATATTGGCTTAAAGACGAAATTGCGTCGAATCATGTTGCAAATCACCTCGAACTGGTGTATAATGTATAATATAGACTATTTACAGTATGCAAGTTTCCAAACAATACATCGTCGTTACTATTAACGAAGCGCTATCTTCAACTGATAAATCCGATATCAAGAAATTAATCGGTACGGAGTTAGATAAACGTATTAAGCGTGAGTTGAAAAAGCTGCTTGCGGATGAGCTTGCGACTGCACTTAAATCTAAAGACACCAAAGCAGACATCGGTGAGATTGCTAAGAAGGTCATCAAAAAATTGTACAAAGACCTTTCTTTCCATCATCCATATATTATCGATCGAATTAAGGTTTAAATTGATACCCGACAATAGACACAACATTTCATGGGCCACCGCCGGGTCTTGGATTAAAGATTCGTATAGACGTGACCGGTCTCTAGGGTTTGTTATGCAAATCGACGAACAAACCGGCATGATGTACGTCAATTATCCAAAACTCGGTAAAGGTGTTTGGGTCCGGTGGGAAAACACCGGTCATTATATGGTTATTAACAAATAAACGGACTAATTATTGCGCTTTAAGACGCGGAGAGAAGTGATGAAATATCTGATAGCAATTTTTGTACTGTCTGCATGCGGTGTTTGGGCTGCTAGTGCGGATAACACTGTGGCTTCACATGCGGTTGACACCAACACGGAAAATTCTACCGAAGAAAAAAATGGCGATGAAAATTTGGCGCGAATAAATCAACGTGAGGCGGCGCCAACCTACAATCGACCGTCGTATGCTGGTGCTGCACCGGCAATTGCGGATGAGCCCGTGGTCGACCGTTCCCCTATTCCGGCGTTGATTCTGCCAAATAATGTGTGTGTAATTAATACGGATCTGTCGCCTGATCGATCAATTGAGGACCATATTTTAGCCTGCATCCGCGCTCAAGAGATTAGACAGTCCATTCGATAGTAATATCCCCTACTTACTTATGTGGACATTAATTTAGAAATTGGTGACATCGTCGTCGATGTAGCCACCGGTGACATTGGGTTGTTGGTGGATAGATACAGTTTATCCGACGAATTACAAGGACCAGGCGAAGGATTAGAGATCAACCTGTGGGCTTGGGAGATATATTGGACTGGCTCAAATCCAAGCATCAAAGTCATTAGAACTCGATATCAACCGTACACTGAAGAAGGTTTATGTAATTTAATTAGGACTGGCACCTTTAGAGTAGAAAAACGGAATTAATTGTATTATGGACTTGCAATCTGCGCTAAAAGGTGTTATATTAAAAGTAGGAGATTTAATAGTTGATGAAACTACTGGGTTCGTAGCATTATTAATCGAGCGTGAAAGGCGTATCGATATGATATATGATGACATGTATTTTTGGCACGTAAAGTGGATAAAGAATATTGACCGTTACGCAGAAGATCCTACAAATGTCCCCATGTCGACAATAATTGAAGAAGAAGGAATGAAACTTTCAATTGTTGTTGGTATGCTAACACTTTATCCAGCAAACGGAGGGAACCATGAGTTCTAATTGGAATGTTTATAAATTATTTAAAAGTGGCAAGAGGGCAAAAGCGCCACTGCACACTTTTACACACGACGGAGATCACCCAGGAGCAGTTGAACAATTTAATCAACTTGAGTTTGAAAGCTTAGTTAAAAAATACGGTGAAAGAATAAAAAAATTCGAGTTTAGGGTTGTTGATGCTTCTGCCGACCAAGACCGGATCGAGGTATCCGCGGAAGAACAGTTTAGTTTGGCCAGAAATGCAGTATTGTCATCAATAATCAGAGAAAAGAAGATTATAACGAAGAGGAGCCTTGGTGGCGGACTTATATATGCTAAAGAAACCGGCTGGAATTGGCAGTGGGCTGCACTAGAGTCCGGGACAAATAAGTTTGTTCAAAGTCTCTCTGAGCGCTTTAAAACTCATAGGGAGGCAATCGCTTGGATGAAAGAGAAGATAGCTGCGTCTTAGTACCGCCGCAAATAGGTGATTTAGTTAGAGTTAAAAGAGATTACTATATCCCGGATCCGCAAGGAGCACGTCATCCAATATATGGCGTCGTTGTTAATAGTGATTTGATAGTCAACAGACCGACAGGTAATTGGATCCAAACGAAGATGTTTCCCGAAGTTGCAGTATACCTATTAAAAACAAAAGAAGTAATTCCATTATTGGCGTCCGGAGTGGAAATAATTTCAAATTGCAAAGCGCGTCCCTAATTATTAACGAGGGACTCTCTTGCAAAAAATAATTACATCGCTTTGTCACGCTGCCATTGGCGTAAATATTGGAATCTTTATTGTCGGTATTGTTTATGGCTCGGTTGGTTTAGCTTTTTTATCAATCATTAATATTATGCTATTGGGTACTCGATTCTTAGTTTTTAAAGGAGAGAACCAAAAATGAAAAAAGTATTACTATGTGTATTGACATTATTGCTGCCTACTGCTGCAGCGGCAACACCGGTACCGGCACAAACTGTTAACCCCAATGTAACAACACAAATAAGCAATTCGCTTAGTGCAAACGAAAGAAGAGTTAGAAATGCCTCGGTTAGAGTAGTTTCAGGTAGAGGCCATGGTACCGGCGGACTTATTAATTATAAGGGTCTGCATCTGGTCTTGACCGCTCACCACGTGGCAGATGGTGAAATTGGAGGCGCGTATTTAATTACCTCAGAGACCGAACGCAGAATGGCAGTATTAATATATAAGGATCCTTTACATGATATGTCTTTATTATATTTGCCAAGCGAGTTTGACCATTCTAATGCTATGCGTTGGAGACCACGAACTGAATTAATAGATGTTGGACAAACAATAGCATATTCTGGATATCCAAGTTGGCACAGTCTTTTAAGTTTTAGAGGACATGTCGCGGGTTTCGAGACTCACCCAGAAGCAGGACGACAAATTATCCTACAGACATATGGTTGGTTTGGTTGTAGCGGATCAGTTATATATGATGATGAGGGTAAAATTATAGGAGTGCTTTGGGCAGTTGACATTGAGCGCCCAGCAGGTATACCACAGGTGCAGGAAAATATGATTTGGGTTTCTCCGATACAAAATCTAAATATAGATCTTGCTTTGAGTACTTTATGTAATGGGTTGTCCGAAAAGCCGAGAGCGTGTAGATAAGCCATGACTTGGAAAGCCTTTTTAACAGAAGATGAATTAAAAGAAGTGGGGATCGTTGCTTGTCTTGATGATAAGCAACGGTTTCTTATTATCAGACGTTCAAATATTGATGAGCGAGCCGGCATGTGGACTATCCCAGGTGGTCACATAGACGAGAGTGACAGTTCTATTGAATATGGGGCCAGCCGAGAGCTTGAGGAAGAGACTGATTTAGTCTGTCTTGTAGAAAATTTGATTTATTTGGGAGAAGCTAAGCCAAAAAAATATTATTTTTTAACTAGAAAATGGTCGGGGGACGTTGATATTAACATTCCTAATCCAAAAACCGGTCAGGTTGAACACGATGATTATAGGTGGGCGACGATCAATGAGATAAAAGACATTACCAATAGTGAAATTCCGATCTATTTATTGGAGAAAGCTTTGGAAATGTCTAAAAATGAATGATTTGTATGGTCCACTGGACGAAAAGAAACGAAAATTAACTAAAAAACCGAGTTCGGAGAAGAATTTAGGTGATTGGTTTAAACGCAAAGGGGCTCCTGGCAAAAAAGGTGGCTGGGTTGATTGTAATACTTGCCGTGATGGGAAGTGTAAACCTTGCGGACGTTCTGACGGTGAGACAAGATCAAAAAAACCACGATGTAGACCTACTCCAAGTGCTTGTAAAGGATTTAAAAATGAGGAGTTATACATGGATTTAGAAAAAGTTATTCGCGAAGAGTTGGAGGCAGCCTTATCTGAATCTCACTCAGAAGAACATGAAGAAGAACTTAAGAAAATTAGCGATGAATTAAAAGGCGCCGTAAAAATGCATCAAAGCCAAGCCGATCGCATTGATAAAATTTTAGATGAGACAGATGATGAACAATTGAAAGAAGAGGAAGAAGCGCCTGTTAACGAAGGTATGAACTGTGGTTGTGGAAACGACCCATGCGAAACTTACGGTAAAAATAATGAAAAAATTATTGTTACAATTAAAGAAGAGCTTGAAGCAGTCCTTGACGAGAAGCGAAAAAAAAAGAAGAAGAAGAAGAAGGCTAAGAGAGATGCATGCTATAATAAGGTAAAATCACGCTATAAAGTGTGGCCATCTGCCTATGCCTCTGGTGCTCTCGTCAAATGTCGCAAAGTTGGTGCTAAAAACTGGGGTAATTCTAAGAAAGAATCTCTGGATATAATGATCGAGGACGAATTGTCACAAGTTCTAGATGAGAAAAAGAAAAAAGCCTGTAAACCCTCGAAAGGAAAGCGCTTTGCTAAGCGCGTAGACGGCAAATGCCGCTCATTTGGACAGAAAGGACAAGCAAAAAGTGGTGGAGACCGTATCAGGCCCGGCAC